TACCAAGTAGGTCTGTTAACATTCTCAACTTCTGCCTTATCAACTGGTACTGGCATTACTTGGGGTGGTGGTGGAGTTGGCGTTACTGATAGATCAATCGGTCAGTTTGCTGGTTGCACAGTTGTAATTGACTCTCAGGTAAACATTAACGACCCAACATCTACTGGTAATCGTCAAGAGTTTCGTTGTTACTTAATGAAGTCAGGAACAATTCTTGAGGGTGTTCAATCTGAGCTAAGTATTGAAGCAGAAAGAAACATCTTATCTAAGCAAGATGTTATGTCTGTTGACTACCATACTGCGTATCACGTTATGGGTACTAAGTGGACTTCTGCATCAGACAACCCAACAAATGCTGCACTTAGAACAGGCTCTAATTATGGTGTTACTTATGACATCGACCAAATTCCTATGGTTGAAATCTTTGTAAACACACCATTGTCTAATGGTCTAAAATCTTAATTTTTATTAAGATTAAAATGTGGTCATTAAACCTCACCGA